CGTAATTCCAGGTGATATGCTCGGCTTGAATTCGTGATTATAGCTGTCGCTGATTTTGGATATCAGCCCTGTTGTTGCGTCCTTTTCTATCGTGTATGTCGTGCCGTTGAATTTTACCGAGGCGTCGGTCAGGTACTGGTATTCGGTGAGAACTCCCGCAGTTCCTCCTGACTGACTGATCTGCTTCCTTAGCTCGTCTATCTGCTTCTGGAGTTGGGATTTTGGCTGTGTGCGGACGGGCGGGGCTGTGATATCGGACGAGCTATCGTCAAGCGCGAGGGTCTGCACCTCGGTTTCCCCGACCGCTGACAGGGACGAGGGCATGCTGCATTTTATTGTGTGCTGCCCCCGGTACCTCCAGATCTGAGAGGTGATCATGCCCGTTGCATATCCCCGGTCGGTGTCTATAGCGCCGCCCCGCAGCCGGACATAATCCCCGATCTCAAGAGCAGGGTCGCCGGTGAAACTCGAATCAAAAACGCGGTTCAGGCATTTGTACATCTGCAAAAGCTCATTGTTGAGCACCCCCGTGACAACGTCGTCGGAAAGCTCCGCAAGCAGCGGATTTTCGTTCAGCTCCATAACGGCGAGCTTCTCGCTGCCGCCCGCTGATATCTCTCTTGTGGAGTACACCGCAGCGCCGTTTCGCCTGGTGAACAGCTTCGCAATGCAGGTCGTATCGTCCGAGAAATCCGTATTGAAGCGGATATTCCCGGCTATTTCACGCACCGGGACTATTACTCCGCCGTCGTTCCTCTCACATGTGAGCGGCACGAATTCCAGCTCGTTGCTGCGGCTGATCCTCGCAAACGAAGCGGTCATCATACCGACATACATCAGCAGGTCGCGTTCTGTCTGGATACGCGCCGTGTTTATCTTCGCGGTCTGCGCCGCGTTCGGGAGCGCTTCGAACTCCGCCTGCGTCATTCCGAGCGAGACCCCCGCCGCGGAACACGCACCGCACACAAGCTCGTACAGCGTTCCGGAGCGCTCGGTCGCCTCCACATCGAACAGCGCCATTCCATCGAACGCGAAAAGCGTTACCGTGTCGTTCCGGCGCTTTATCGAGGAGCCGTCCACATAGAAGCGCCCGAGCGGCACCGTCTCGGACTTCGCAGCCTGCATATCGCTGTCGTGGTACAGAATGAACGCGAGCCGTATCGCCGCACTGTCAAGGTCGCTGGTTTTCCCGGCGAAGCCTTTCAGGGAGCAGGAAAGCTCCCCAGAGTACACCCCGCCGGGGCGGAAGTCCCCGCGGCCGTTCATTTTCTGCGTTATAGAAAGGGAACCGGCGGCAATATTGTCGTCGGTCAGGTGAATTATAGTGCCGTCCCGGAGCCTTGCCGCGCCGCTTATCCCGGTGTACCGGACCGGCGCTTTTATAAGCTCCCTATAGGTATCTGAAACATTGTACATATCAATACTCCGTGAATGACGTGGTGAAGCTCCACCAGCTCTTTTCCGGGTCGGATGGCTCCCAGTGGAGCACCTCCGGTTCTCGGCTCGGGTCGGCGTAGCACTCCATCGTGCTGAACTGAACGTCGGCGGGCTGGTTGATGTCGAAGAACCTGACCTGTATCTTCGGGGGCTTTATAGCCTCGCGAATCTTCCGCAGGTCAGGGGTCTGCACTATCCAGGTGAACGACATCTTCCGGACGTCTGACCGGACTATGTCGCGGGTAGCGTACATTGATTCCGACCGCCCGGAGTTCTTGCTGTCGTAGTCCTTGTAGAGCGGCTTGAAGCTGCTCGGCGTGGGCATTTCTACGCCGTCTATCTTTATGATCGAGGCGGTTTTTTCGGACATAAGTACCTCCTTTCGGGATCAAACGGATCATATTGCAGTTTGTCCCAAACGTCAATAGCCGTTTGAACGGGTCTGCTCATTGTTCTGATACTGCGTTGTGTTTTCCGCTATAATTTGCCCGTCCAGGTCAATATAGTTGTGGAACTCTATTATCTGCGGTGCCGCCGAACTGTCGGGGAGCTGAACAGGACCCGTCATTGCTCCGCCGCTGTATACTGCGCCCGGAATGCTGCTCTGCTGTGCGGAATAATCAGCGTAGTCGTAGCCGCCGATCTGCCCTGAAGTCTCAAGCGATTTCTGCAATCCATATGCGTATTCGAGGCTGAATGTGTGATCGTAGCCCATGTCGTCAAAGTACCTCTTGACGGCGCTGTCGGCAAGGAAGTCGCTTTTTACCGAAGTCCATGCGTCCTCTGCGCTTTCGCCCTTTTTCAGGCGCTCTATAAGCGCGAAGTTCATGTCGTCGTACAGCGTTTCAAGCTCGCCGGACATCTGGTCTATCTTCATTACGTCGGCAAGGTCGTCAATAGTAATCTGACCCGTGATGTATTTAAAGAAAAAATCGCCCGTGCTTGTTGCTCCGACAGACATCAGCTTATCCTGAAAGCTGTACAGAGCGCTCCCCAGGCTCATGAATATTCCGTCCCAGACCTTGAAAGCCGCCTGCTGTATAGGCGAAGCAAAAGACTCTACCGAGTTCTGGATACCGGTCAGGAAATCCTCCACATCACGAAGCGCCTGCCTGTGCTCTTCCGTGTTCTGGTCTGTCCCGAACGCCTGATAGAGCGTACTGCCGATATCGTTCCAGAATTTGGTCCAGTCCTCGCCCCAGAGCTTTTTGATGCTTTCGTTCCACGCAAGGAGGCTGTCATACTGTTCCTGCCCGGAGCCGAACACAGCCGACCACATCGTACTGAACCCCGTCCCGATATCCCCGAAGGTAGTCGAGAACGTATCCGCCAGCCCGTCCAGGCTGAAATTATTCAGCTCGTCCATGCTGTTGTTTACGCCTGCGAGATCGTCGGTCAGCCCCGCGACGGAATCCTGCGCGGATTCTGCGCCGTCCACTATCGCACTGAAATCTACACCCCCGGTGCTGCTGCCGGAATCGAATACGTTCAGCGTGTCGATGTCCGCGAGCTTTTTCTTGGCGGTATCCGCGCTCTTGCCCAGTCCCGCCATGCTGTCAGAAAGGCTGTCAGTGCTTTCGGCTGCCTTGTCGGCTCCGGCGGCGGTATCCTCCATCGCAGCGCCTTCGGATTCGTTCATCTCACGGGCGGTCGCTCCGATGGACGCGACTACAGACAGCAGGCTGGCTACGATAACGAGCCACCCCGCCGCAGCCTTCATTATATTCGCGCGCTTTGCTTCCTTCGGAATGAGGATATTGAGCAGGCTGTTCCATTTCTCATTTGCGGCAGTCCACAGGGCATGCGCCTTAGTCGCCGCCGGGATCGCTACAGCGGCGCCCACAGCTATCCCGAGCAGGGTCTTTGCGCTCGGCGACAGACCTATGAGGTATTGCGCCACGCTGTTCAGCCCGTTGCCCAGCGCCACGACGAGCGGCGTTATCAGCTCCAGACCGTCCCGCGCCATCGTCACAAGCGTTGTGGCGGTCGGCAGGAGCTGCGTTCCGAGGTCGGCGGTCATGTTTTCAAGCTGCGCCTTTGCGGTCGTCAGAGAGCCGGAGAACGTATCGTTTTCCCGGGCGTAGTTCCCGGCGGCGTACTCCGTCTTGTCAAGGAACATCTGCATTGCCGCGCTGACCTTCTGCTGCGTGGTTTCGAGCTTGCCGAGCCCCTTTTCCTGCGCGTACGCCTGGAGGGTCGTGTCGTTCATGGCAACGCCGAGATTGTCCATCATCGTAAAATTGCCCTTTGCCGCGCCGGTGACCGCTTCCATCGCGTCCTTGACGTCAACGCCCATGATGGAAGCCACATCGGAAGCCCTCTGCATGACCTGCTGCGACATCGCCGAAGCGTACCCGGTATCGAAGCCGGAGCCTTTCAGCAGAGCGCCCATCTTGTTTGCCTTCGCAAGGTAGTCGGATTCCGACAGCCCCATGTCCTTGTACGCGGTTGCAGCGGCTTTCCTCATGGATTCCGCATGCTCCGAGAACACGACCTCCACGCCGCCGAGCTGCTGCTCAAGCTCGCCGCCGGACATTATGCTGTCGCCGATTATCTTTCCGATACCGAGCGCCGCAAGCTTGTGCCCGAGATTCGTGAAGAAATTCCCGATATCATCGGTGGAACGTCTGGACTGCTCCTCCAGGTCGTCCAGTCTTCCTATTACATCGCCGATAGCTTCGTTGAACTTCCGGTCGTTCGCGGAAATGACTATGTTCAGCTCCTCAACGGTCATGACCCGCCTCCTCTCTGTAATGCTGATTGTGGACGGCCGCTATCCTCGCCATCGCCGCCTGCGAGCGCTTCCATGCCGGAGTATCGTCCTGCATGAGCGCCCCGAAATGCCGCTCCGGGGTCTGCGGGAAGCTCCTCGGAGCATTCGTAGCAAGCCCGGTCAGGTACGCCGTATGCCAGGCGAACACCGCGCGGCTCCGGGCTTCATCAGTGCGGCGCTTCACGGCGGAGCTGTTCAGGTCGCAGAGCTCCGCCGGGGTGAGGTCGTAGAACTGCTCCGTATAAGCGCCGCAGTCTACCGCCGTTTTTCTTAGCTGGGCTATCAGTTCCCCCGCGCTGCACGGTCGAGGAGCTGCCCCTGGATTTTTTTTGCGGCTTCTACGGCTGACTTCGCGATGAATCCGCCGTTCTTCAGCGCGGTCATGACGACCTCGGACGCGTCCTCTATGGTGCCGCCGTTATCGACGAACTCGTCGTACGCGTCGCACGCCTCGCTATGCGAGATATCTGCGCCGCATGCGATGAACCGCGTCAGCACTCCGACCCTCTGGCAGCGGGAAAGTCCCAGCAGCAGGTCGCAGTCAAGCTCGGATTCGAGCTTCTCAGCCCGGCGCGCAGTGAAGCGCAGCTCCAGGCTCTTTTCGTCTGAGATCTTCAGATATGCTCCCGTCATGCGTTGCCTCCGTTCCACTCAAGCTTGCTTTCGAGCGTAACGCTGAGGGTGTACTTCATAGCCTCGCCGACATTGCCGCCGTTAATGTAAACGGTGGGCTTGCCCTCCCATGCGTAGGAAGTGCCGTCGGGATAGTTGAGCTTCCACTTTATCTTCGCGCCAGCTTCCTCAAGCTCCTTGAGCTTTGCGAAATTCTTCTTTATCATCGTTCCGGCGTCAGGGTCTTTCTCCTTGTTGTAGAAAAACCCGAACTTCATATCGCTGACGTCGGGAATACCTCCGATGTAGCGCTCGTTAGCGTCGCGCATGTTCGTCACCTTGACCTTGGGCGGGTCGGCGCCCATATCGGGGTAGCTCTCCAGACCGTACAGCTCAAGCCATGTTGCGCCGTCGTCGGAAGAAAAATCAAGGTGCGTGTCCTTTGTTAAAAGTTCCATAGTTACCTCCTGTAAACTAGTCCTGTGTGTTCGTCTATCGCCGCGCTGAACGTCAGCGTACGGCGGTGCAGTCCGTCCTCCCGGATATCCGCGCCGGAGTTCCGGACGAATCCCCGGGATATCAGCCGCGCGGAGATTTTCAGCGCCGTTTCAGTGCAGCGCTGCAATTTCGTGTCGTATACGTCCACCTGGAACGACACCGCCGCAAGCCGTTCCTCGCCGGAAATTATCGTGCCGGAACCCATGTCCAGCGGCGTGAGTATCGCAAGCGGGAACTCCGGAACTATCTCCGGGTATTGCGGCTCCAGCCGGACGATATCTTCCACCAGCGGCGGAATAATGATGTTGATATCAAGCATTGTCTATAGCCTTTCTCAGTTCCTCCGCGACGATGGCGTATATCTTCTTTTCCTCGTTCTTCCCGACCGCCGCCCGGAGGAACGACTGCGCCCTGTGCCCGTGCGAGGTGTGCCAGTTGCCCTGTTCGTCCTGCCAGCGCCAGAGCAGCTTTGCGGTGTGCGGCACTCCCGGGTCGCCCTGCGTGCCGGTGCCGTACTCCACGAATATCGCGTACTCCTTGTTGGTGCCGACCGTGACTACGCCCGGCGCGAGCCGCTGTACCCGGATACTGTTCCGGAGTTCTCCGGTGTTCACCGGGCAGAGCAGGACGGCGATTCCGCGTATCTTCTCGCCGCCCTTGAGCAGGGCGCGGTCGAGGACCTTTCCGCTGTCCGCGCGGACGGACTGCATTTTTTTGATAAGCTCCTGTATCGTCATACCAGCTCGCACACCGCCTTCCTAACGTTGCCGTAGGTAGTCACCCCTCTGGCCTCGTAAGTGCCGCCGGGGAGCTTCACACGGTCGCGCTCGCGGATATCCGTTCCGGTATCGCAGAAAAGCTCCACCGAGCGGCTGAACTTCACGCCGTACTGTTCGGCGGTGGCGTTATCGGAGAGCGGCTGGACTTCCGCGCGGATAGTTCCGGCAGGCTCCCAGCGCGTTTCGGTGCCGATGTAGGCGCTTTTCACGGCCGCAGGACGGGTCAGCGGGAGCGTTTTAAGTCTGTTCTGTATCAGCCGTATAAAGCACCCCTGCCTTTCTGGGATAGTTTTTCAGCCGCGCAAGAAGCTCCGGCGGAAGTCCGTCGAAGCTCTGGGAAATTCCGCCCTCGCTGCGGGAGGATTCGCCCTCAGCGCCGCGCTTGTTGTACGCTATCACTGCAAGCTGAACCTGCACGGATATCAGCCGCGCCGGGACTTCCTCCCGCCCGATATAGTCGCGGACGGAATCCTCCGCGTCCGACAGCAGGGCGGTTATTAACCCGTCCTGCGAATCGTCCGTTATCCCGGCGAGGAGCTTGAAGCGCTCAAGCGGGGTCATGCGCCGACCGCCGCGTCGAATACGGCGGAAGCCGCTACGACCTTATCGGCCACAACGGAAACTACAGCGACCTTGTTTCCGGCAGTCGCGGAGATGATGCCGTCCGCAGGGATCTCGGTGAATCCAGTCGCCGCCGCGCCGAACTTCGGAACGGTGACGGAGCTGTCTGCCTTGTACATCAGCTTTCCGGCGGCGTTGCGCGCGATCCTGAGCCTGCCCCTGCCGGAACCGGCGGCGGTCATGGACGCTCTTATCTCGCCCATAGCGCCGAAGTGAACGCCGACGGAGCACTTCTTGTTCTCGGTGACGAACGCGTCGTAGTACACCAGACCCTCGACAAGATGACCCGCGATACCGGGAGGATTGTCGTGAATCTTGTATTCTGCGAGCTTCTCCGGGGAGCACACAGATTCGCCGTAAGCGATGATGAACGACGCGCCGGCAGGCATTCTGCTCTTGGGAACAGCTACTATCTTAACACCGTCAATGTCGCCGACCTGCCCGGTGATGAGCATGTTCTGCGCAAGCTCGGAAGCCTTGGTGTAGCCGTCGCACTGCTTTATCGCATTGAGAAAAGCGTTGGAAACGTACGCCACTCTGCCGACCGCAGGCACCTCGTCGTCGCTGATGGCGCTGTTTATCGCGAGAAAATCACTGTATGCGGTGGAGTTGCTGGTGGCGCTGACCGCGATGTGCTTAGCCTTGTTTGCGGCGGTTTTGAAGCGGTAGGCGTCCACCTCCGGAATAACTACCTGGTCGAGCTGTCTGCGGAGCGCCTTTGCCGCGTCGCGGATACCCGCCGGGGAATCCACCGCGTTGGTGGCGTCGATGGTGAACGTGAACGAACGCTTCTGAGTGAGGGTCAGCTCCTCGGTGGTGTCCTCCAGCTCCTCGGGGTTGCCGTAGCGGTTGGAGCCTGTCGCCTTGTAGTCGTTCATTTCAGCGGTTCCCATGCTGTAGACCTTGACGGTCTGCGCACCGGTGAATTCGTACTTCCCGCCCGCCATCGAAGTGGTGAGCGCTCCGAGCCTGAATACTTCGTCGACCTTATCTGAATACTTGGTTGCGAGATTTACTGCCATTAAAATTACCTCCTGTTAAACTCCCAGTCCGTCAAGGAATGGGTCCTTTGCGCCGGGGTCGCCCTTTTTCGGGGGAGCTCCGGCTAACTTCTTTGCTACCTCCGCGCTGACTGCGTCCGTGAAAGCCTTTGCGACTGCCGCCGCGCTGGTTTCGATACCGTCGGGGTCGGAGATGTCCACAGCCCCTACCAGAGCGGCGGGGACGTTCTTCTCCGCGAGGTACTCCTTTGCAAGGGCGGTGCGCTCCCGCTTTGTCAGAGCCGCCTCGCGGTCTGCGAGAGCCTTTTCCTGCTTCTCGCGCTCATGCTTCGACTTTTCGTCTGCTGTCATAGCGGCTACGCGCTCAGCCTCCGCCTTTTCGTCCGCAGCTTTCTTCTCCCAGCGCTTCTGGCGCTCCGCGATGATCTTGTTGAGCTCTGCCTGGGTGAACGTCTTTTCAGCGGGCTTTTCCGGTTTGTTTTCCGCCTCCGGCTCAGCAGTTTTGCGCACAATGCTTTCCGGGCTTATGTAGTTGGGAATGTTTTGCGCAAAACTTTGCGTAGATGTGGTAGGATCACCTCCGGCGGTCTGAGCGCCGCCCTGCTCCTGTGTGGTCTGGGTTGTCTGTTCGTCTGCCATAGTTACCTCCGTTTATAGCCTGTCGGCTGTTATTCCGCGCGGGCTTTTAATGTCGTCAGCGTGTTTCGGACATGAAAAAAGCGCCGTGCATTGCTGCATAGCGCTTAATTATTATGTTACTGTTTTAAAACAAGCACCTGTCGATAATCTCTTTACCTCTGAGCTTATCTATCCATTCACCGGGTATACCATCCATGCCGTATGCGATTCCGGCAAGCCCTCCGGTAACAGCTCCGACAGTATCGGTATCGTCCCCAAGGTTCACAGCTTTTAGTACCGCGTCCTTGTAATTATCGGTCGTTGCAAGGCTCCACAGCGCAGCTCTGAAAGTATCGACAACATATCCGCTTGACTTTATTTCGGATTCAGTGAGTTCAGCCGGTGCGGCTGTTTCCTCGCCAAGGTCAGTAAGTACGTCTTTGAGCGGCATACCGTTCAGCAAAGCCCTCGCCAGTCCCACATACTTGATACAAATGCTCTTTGACAAGGTATGTGCATGAGTTATCGCAGACACTTCACCGATAAGCTCGTCCTCTGCGTTTGTGAACGCAAGCGGCAGTATTCTCATAAGCGAGCCGTTGCCGTTTGAATACTCGCTGTCTTCGCCTTTGCCGCAGCGCAGCGCCCTGGCGGTTGTATTCCCCACGTCAAATACCACATTATCAACGGTGTATTCTGCGTTATAGAGCCATTGACGGAATCTGTTCCGGATATCGTCGCAGTCGACCCTGCCAAGCACCCTTATTGAATCGCAGGTTGCGAGCGTCATGCTTGTGTCGTCAGACCATGTACCGGCAGGCTGATTATGTGAACCATATCCTGTCATTCCGGTTACACGAAAAGAGCCGCGCTTCATAAATTCCACCGGAACACCAAGCGCGTCGCCGACAGCCAGTCCGTAGACGGCTGATTTCAGTTTGTCGTTCATGATAGCCCCTCTATTCTTTGGAGTAATTCGGGCAATTATCACCCTGCCATAACACCTCATTCGGCTTGGCATTAGGGTACTCATATATTTCGCAATTTCCGTATGCAGACCGGTCAAAACTTTCGCCGTTAATAGTGATAGACCGAAGCCTGAAAATGCAGTCCCTGCACTGGATATTGCCGGAAGGAACCGTGGTACTCCACGGCTCTTTTTCCCATCTAGGGTTTCTGCTTTCAGCCATTCATACCACTCCCTTTCTTACGGCTGATTAACGACCTCAATATCAAAGAAAATATTGCTCCCTTGCTTATCGACCTTCGTAATGCGGAATTCAGTTCCTCGCTGAATTATCGTTTCAAATTCACCGCCGAAACTTGTTTGTCCGCTTAGTCCGTCCCAGTTCTGGCCGTGCCCTTGCCCAAAAGCTGAAAACGGCTCTGCATAAAGCATTTTAGTGCCTTTCGGAGCATAAACATTGAAAATATACCCCGAAAAGCCTGCGCCCTTTGCGCTGCCGCATGACACAAACGCTTCGTCCTTGACTACCTTGCCGACCAGCAGGTTATTCAAATCGCTTTGAGAAGCACCTGTCAGCACCGTTTCCGGAATTTGCAGGAACGAAGCAGCGCCAGATGATGTACCTATACCACGATTGAGCCAGATATCGAAGTTATACTGAGAACGGTCAATCAGGTCAGTGAGATGCTTTATCGCACTTTCGCTACCCTCGTTATCAAGACTGACATTTCCAACACCCTTGTAATTATACCAGTTTCCATCGTATCCGCGAAGGGGACGATTAAAGCTTCCGGAACCTGATGTATACTTCCATGCCGCCTGACGTTCGTCGGAGCTTGCTGCCTGCCACACTGTGCCACTTTTCGGACGAAGCGCAGCGTCAGCTGAAGCCTTTTCGTTGCCCTTAAACCAATACGCCGCATTCTTCCTCGATTGAGAATATGCGTCCGGTGCAAACGAAGCCGAACTGCCGCTCTTTGAAGCGAGTTTCGTGAGCTGTGACTGCGCCTGATTCTTTGTTGCCTGCAAAGCGGCATATTTCTTGCCTTGGGTTTCAAAATCGTCCAGCTCATTCAGCAGCGCCTGCCATTTTGCCTTGTCAGCGGGATTTGAAGCAAGCTGCTGATTGAAATAATCCTTCTTGGCTTGAATTGTGCTCTGCTTGGCGCTATAGTCGGCGGCCGTAACAGGATTCTTCCATATATTATTATACTGCTTCTGTGCGATTTTGTCAATATCTTGCTGGGCTCCGTTGATTATATCAAGCAGCTTCTGTTTCTTTTCAGCCTTGGTAACTGTCTTGGTTTTTGGCAGAACTATTTCATCGCTCTCGCCGCACACCTTGCAATTCCGTACTTTCAGCCCTTCTGAAACGGAAGTAGGCTTGGTGACTATCTTGTACTTACCGAATTTATGCCCTGTTGCGGGAATATCATCGGTGTATGTATCACCGCAGCGTGTGCAGCAGTATTCTGTAAAGCCCTTGTCAACGCAGGTCGGCTGAACTGTTTTGACTGCCTCATAATTATGACCGAGCGGCTGAGTTTCGGCGTCCTGATAACTGTCGCCGCATACGCTGCACTTGTGAAGCGTGTACCCCTTTTCGGTGCAGGTCGGCTGTACAATGGTATCGACATATCTGTGCCCGGTGGCAGGAACAGTTTCAACTTCGGTCTTGCCGCAAACAGCGCATACCTTTTCACGTTTCCCATCTTCTGTACAGGTCGGGGGCGTTTCGCTCTTATCAATGAAGTAATGCCCGTTCGCACAAGGATCTTTGCGTTTTCCGATCTCCGGAGCAGGTCCTTTCATGTTTTCAGAGGTGGATTTATTGTCCACAAACTCCCTCCGCCAGTCCTCATAGGACATATCCGCAGGCACCTTAACGGTATTCCCGTCCTTGTCCTTAGCCCGGCGCTCCAGACCTGCAAGCTCCTCGTCGCCGAAGTCCGCGATGGTGGTCGAGCGGCAGAACGGGTGCATGGGCGGGTAGTTCGTGCCGGGCTTTGCCTTTGCGAGGTCGAACACCTTGCCGTCCAGGGCGGCGCAGCATTCGCAGGTGCGTGAATCAAGCGTAGCAACGAACCTATAGCGGTCGATTCCAGCTTCGGAATATGCGGACTTCTGCGCGGCATTCGCGACATATGCGCTCTCCGTCCGGACTATGCGCCGTGCACAGAACGCGTTCACCCCGAACTGCTCTTGAAATATCCGGGCGGTCTTTTCGCCGGAACGCCCCGACAGCATACTGACGAGCAGCTCGTTTTTGAGCCTAGCCGTCATGCCGCTTACGTCCTTCCAGATACGCTGTGAGTAATTTCCGCCGCTCCAGTTGGCGCGCAGAATCCGGTCAACGTCCTGCCGGGGGAACTTCGAGAAGCTGAATCCCAGCCCCGTGCCTTTCTGAATGCTGAATATTTCGTGGTAGTAGCTGTCCTCCGCGACATTCCGCAGCGCTGACGTGATGTGCCGGTTCTCGGTCTTATACAGCTCCCGGCACTGGCGGTTGATATCCCTGTTCAGCTCCTCTATCCGGGTTATGCGGTATCGGTACGCCCCGGCGCTGTTTATCGCATTCAGGAGCGCTTCGCGCTTCTCAGGGTCGCTGACCTGCTGCGCCGCTTTCCGGAGCCTCTGGAGCGCCGTTCCATCGCTGGCGGCGTTCAGTATCTTTTTCGCTTCCGCTTCGGAGATACCGAAAGACTGCATTCCGCGCATGACCGCCTTGACTTCCTTTTCGAGATACGCGGAGGTCTGCTGAATCGCCGCGTTCATCTCGGCGGCGGTTTCCTCGGCGGAACCCATTCGGTCGTACATGTCCTGAGCGGCGCGGCGCTCCCAGTAATCACGGCTGTTCATCGGTCATATCCGGCGGGAGGTTCGGGAAATCGTTCTGCTGCTCCCTGACCTTCTCAGCGGCTCCCTCGGGGTCGTCCACAAAGGGCAGAAGCCCGAGCAGGATCTCCCGCGGAACCATGTCACGCAGCTCGGAAACAAGCTGTGCGACCTCGGTTTCGTTGACCGGAAGCGCCCTGGTGAACTGTATCGAAATATCCCGGCTGCTGATAGCGGCTTTCCCGGTGGTGCTCAGCCAGTTGCAGAGAAGCCGCAGGCGCTCCTTCAAACCCTCCCGGAAGTAGCGCTCCTTGATTTTCGTTATCTGCTCAAACCCGAGGAGCTTATAGCGCATTGCAACGCCGGAGGCGTTCCCGCCGAAGCTCTCGTCGCTCATGCAGGGGACGTTCGCGAACTTGTGTATATCCTGCTCCAGCGACTTGCGGAGCACTTCCACGCTGTTCTCGTCGAACTGCCGCGTCAGCCATTCGGCGGAGCTGTCTGCGTCGAGCTCCAGCAGGCCGTTCTCCCGGAGCGCCTTGTAGCTTTCGGATTTCTCGTCGTTATCGTCCCCGAGGACTGAACCCTTGATAAGCAGTATCGCCTCGACAAACTGCTCCTTGTCGTTCACGCGGTCGCTCTGGAGGACGTTGTACGCGTCGATGAGCGACAGCACCGGCTCGAAATCGCTGCCGCAGGTGGAGTTGTTGTATATCTCGATAAGCGGCACCCCGCCCATTCCGTGAGGTCTGCTCTCAGCCCCGCCCGTGACAGAAAAGCCCGTGTCGGTCGTGAAATGCATGACATTTTCAGTATCGCAGAGATACACGGAATACCCGGTATCCTGGTTCGTGACGCTGTCGTGGAGCTTGTAATAATACCCCCCCGCGACCGGCTTCTGCCGCACCGTGTCGTCGTAGATAACGAACGCCTGGCGTGGGTCCGGGGAATACAGCCGGGGCTGTCCGTCCTCGTCGGTGTAGATGAACTCGTACGCCGTGCCGAATATGCTCGCCTTCTGCGCAAGGTCTATGTCCTGAGTGTCGCTGTCAGCGGCTCTCAGAAGCTCCAGGAGCGGCTCTATGCCCTCGCCGGAATACTTCACCGGATTGCCCGCAAAGTAGCCTACACAAGTGTCTGAGATGTATTTCGCGTGATTGCAGACGAGCTTGTTGTTCGCAAGGACTGAGCGCTTCTTCCGGCCGCATATCGGGTGATCGCCCTCGTAGTAGCGCTCCAGCGCGTCGTATCTGGCGTGCGTGTGCCGGATATGCTCCCTGATGAATTTGCAGACGGCCTCCGGCGTGACCGGAGTTTCCCGCGATATCGTGAAGGGCTTTATCATCAGTAAATGCCCATCTCCTTTCTGTTGCCGATTTTGGCTTTCTTGCGCCCTATGTCGTTTTCAAGGGCGTATCTCACCGCGTCAATCGAGTGGTTATCCTTATCCGGGAACTCGTCCCGGAAGCCGCCGTTGCCGTCCGGGATAAGCTCATACCCGCAGAACTCTCGCTTCGCGTTCGGGCAGGTCACCGGGTCGATGACTATTTCCGCGAGGTTCTGGAGCCAGGTTATGCCGTGCTCGACTGACCCCGCGCCTTTCTTCACAGCGGTGATTTTCAGCCCCCTGGCGCGGAGTTCGTCGTTGCTGCGCGGGTCGGCGGATTCGGCGTATATCGCGCCGTTCAGCGGATTTTCAGCCCTTATCGCTTCCGCGAGCGGGTCGTACTTTATGCCGTAGCGGTAGATCTCACCGAATATGTACAGCCGCCCCTTTTCGAGGGCGCAGACGACGTATGCGGTCGGGTCGGCGGCGTAGCCCCAGTCCAGACCTCGATGGATATGCGCGAATCCGGCGCGTTCCTCCGGGGAAATTTCCCGCACCGTGATGTTCGGGAACACCTCGCCGCCGGTGCCGGTGACCTCTCCGAGATACTCGTGCGCGTAGGCGGTGGGATTGTTCCTGCGGAGGTATTCTGCTTCCGCGATGAACTGCTCCCCGAGCCATTCCGAAGGAACTCCGCGATAATCGGAATGGTGGACGAGCTTATCCGGCGCGGGGACTGTGACCTCCGCGTTTATCCAGTTGCGCTGGGACTTCGGCGGGTTATAGGTGTAGAACACCGTGAATTTACTGCCGCCGCGCAGCAGCGACTGATTTATCGTGCGTATCTCCTCGATCCCCGCGAACTCGTCCGCTTCCTCGTACCAGACGTACTTTATGTACCCCTTGTGCACCTTGGTGGATTTGAGCTTCTTCGGCTTGTCCGCGCCCCGGAACAGTATCCGCTGCCCGGTGGGAGTGTACACAAGCTCCAGCGGCGACAGCTTCGCCTGCCAGAGGTGGGAAACGCCGAGCTTGTCTATCGCCCAGAGGAGCTGCTCGTATATGCTGTCCTTGAGGTACAGCCCGACTTTGCGGATCACTACGGCGTTCGCCTGCGGATCCTTCATCATGCCGAGGGGTATTTCCGCGCCGACAAACGAGGACTTGGTGGAACCTCTGCCGCCTTTGAGCCAGTAGTGCGTGTGCAGTCCGGCGGCAATGTCGCGATGGAGCGCGTAGAACGGAGGGGCGATGATGTCGCGAAGATTAACCATCTGGGATATCGTCCACTATCTGGACTACGCCGCTGCCGGATACGTTCACCTTGTCGGTGAACAGCCCGAACCGCTTGCCGAGAAGCTCGGCGGCTTTGAGCTGATTAGCCTGATTACGCACATTGTATGCTTCCATTTCGCCAAGTGCGTTTGCAGCCATTTTTTCCTCTTTTTCCTCGCCGCGCATGACTGCCGTAAGGTATTCAAGAATTTCCTGAATATCAGCGGTGCGCTCGCTGCGGAGCTGTTCAAGACGCTCGTCCAGATAGGCGCGTACCTTAGGATTTCTTAGGAGTTCGCTCGCTCCGGCGGCAGCTGTATTGTCATTCTTCACGGACGGGTAAGCCGCCTTATAAGCACGTGTGCCATTGAGGTCAACGAGGTATTCGTCAGCAAATTTCTTCTGTTTTTCGGTCAACCTCAACGCTCCTTTCAGAATTTACAGAATAAATTACGCAAATAAAAATCATAGAGCAGTTCGTCTTTTTCAAAGCTGAACTGCTCCACACGAGGATTTTCGTTTAAATTTGAGCTGGTTTCAAGAACAAACTTTCCGTCGTCGGTATCGAAAATGAGAACTTTACTGTGATTGAGCGAATCGCCGTACTCCCACTTTTTTTCTGAAAGTACCTTTTCAAAAAGCTCTGTATAACCATTCTTGTAATCCATGAGCCGTTTCTGAAAAAGAAAATACACGTAGTCTATGCGACCTTTGTCAGAAAGAGCTTTAAGTGCAAGAATTTCTTTCTTGCCGATAGCAAAAGTAGACACATGCAATGACTTTACCCGAGTTTTCAAGCAAACAGCTGATATAAAGCAAATCGTCGAAAAACTTCCATCAGATATGAATTTGAAGCATTCGGTATCAGTTGGGAGCCTAGATAGTTCTCTATTGAGCCGTGCTATTCCGCCGCCGATTGAAAACCTTTTCGCTTTCTTTTTCAGAACTAGCATGATGTCCCTCCTTTCGGCATAGAAACAGCGCCCGGGCGATTGCTTCGGGCGCTTTTCAGTATTTCATGATACTAGTATAGCACAGATAAAACGGACAAAACGGACAACTTTACAGCTTCTCCATGAATCTGCTGTAAATCTTTCGAACTCCGTCCGGCGAGTTGTTCCCGCCGACCTCATAGGCGACGCGCGTCCAGCCGAACAGGCTCACACAGCGGTAGTAGACGATCTGCCGGGTCAGGCTGTCGGGAATATCGTAGATGAACGCAACAGCTTCGTCGCGGCGCTGCTGAATCTCCTCGCGCTTGAGTTCTATGCGGCGCTCAAGGTCTACGCGCCTTTCGGCAAGCTCCCCGACCTTGTCGGACGTTCCGGAACTGCTTCCGGCGTTCGGCTGCGGCGAACGTACCAACGAACGGCAGCGGAGCCGTTCAAGCTCCTGCTCCCACATACGCAGTTCCCGGTGGAGATAGTATATCTGCTCCAGTTCTTCACGGGTCATTGGTATCAACCCTCCTGTTCCATTTGTTAGCGGCTTCCTGCATAGTTTCACTTGCGCTCTGCTGCTTGATTTCGTATGTGCAATTAAACGGATCATCGTGTGAAACATAATAGCTCACGAAGCCGGTTTCCAGACACTCCAAGCGCATAATGATCGCCTTGCCCCCGCAGAACGGGCAGGGCTTCAGACCAATTTCAGACATCTGTGTCACCCCACTTTAAAGCCTGCCCGCAATGGTAGCAGTAATCGGCTATTCCTGTTCCTGCAAATCCGCGCCCGCAGTTGGGGCAAGAATAAGCGCTTGTGTATCGTATGCGTTCTTTGCGGTTTTGGATAGGTGCCTTGGGTATCTGCTTTTCGAGAGCTTCAACAGCCATATCGTAAGCCTTTTCAATAATCTCAAAGATTTCTCCATTTTCGGGAATGCTTGTTTTCCTGCGTATGATTGCGATTGCTTCTTCTACGTTCATTCGGTATCACCTCCGTTTATATCCCCGTTTTCGGGAAGCTCATGCCAGGGTAGAGGGCAGTCCCTGTAAAAACAATCTCTCGGCTCACCCTCGTCAACTGCGCCACGCTGGCATTTGTGGTTTTTCATGCTGTAATAGGGGCATTCACCGCAACAGCCGATTTTAATTTTAATTATCCTCGCCATTAGTTCCACCTCCGTTCAATTTAACCCGCTTTTCCCACCATGCGACTGCTTGCTCTTTTGTCGCAAATCCATGTTCTGCAAGATATTCCTCCTGCGGAGTGCTCAGGTCATGTCCGTGTATTCCGTCATTAAGGCAATATCTCGGACAGCCTATAGACCAGCCAAACCAAAAGCCGTCAACCGTGTCGCCGTGAAGATACGCCTTTGCTCCGCATACAGGGCAGTTCGGAAGCTGCTTCACAATTTCTTCTGGTGCTTCTTCGTCCTTTCGAACGAACACTACATCTACGTTATTCATTGTTCTGCCGTCCCTTGCCGTCCATCTTAGCGCCGCAGGACGGACAGTAGCGGTAAGAACACATAAACGCGTCCCATAAGCCCTTTTCTGCTTCCTCCTCGGTTGCGACTTCGTATTCAGTTTTACAGATACTGCACGCCGCAAAAGTGTAATCTTCGTCAATGTTCAGCCACTCGCCAGAAGCGGGTTGATTCTGTTGCTCAGGACGCGCAAACGATACCGCTGTAAGCGCGTCGTTTACTCCACGCTCATAATAGTTCGCACAAGCATTGGCTTGTTCCTGCTCCATGCAACGCCGTTTGTCGTTCTCTGCGAGCAAGCGCTCTTTAATTTCTTTCAATTTCTCGTTAGTCATTTCGCGTCCTCCTTTACACCAGAGCTGCAAAAGGCATTTTCTTTAACGCTCGCTCCCCATATGCAGCAGAAACCATATCCGTCAGCCTTTCGTGTTCCCCAGTGTTCGCAGTCCTTACACCGCACCACCGGCGCCCATGTTTCAAACAGCTTCGCCTGATTGTTGACCAGCTCCTGCTTTACCGCAAGATTACGCTCCAGAATCCGTATCTGGTGTATAAGCTCGCTCTTTGCCCAGCTTTTCAGCGTGCTGTCTGCGTAGGTGTGTTTACTCATTCCCGCTCACCTCCAGCAGTTCCGGGTTGTCGTGAATATTACCGATAACTTCACATCTGCTTGCAATATGGCTGATTTCAGCGTTCCAACCATCAAATTTGCCCCTAAACTGCGCGTAGTCGCTATCGAAGACCACGATATATTCAACACCGAGGTCGTCAATGACATCTCCCTCAAATATCTTTGTTCCGAGCTTATCTTCCAGCCCGGTGAACTGACCGACGGTGTCGGGGTCAACTTTGTAATCCTGCCCATACATTCCAGTATCTATCTCGGCTTGCCAATCGTTGATATAATAGCACCCGTCAGCTATGGGCTCACAATCACAGTCATACCGGATATTGCCCCTGTGCTGATTAAGATAGCCATAAATCCACTCGCCGTGTATTGACTTCCCTCTGAAAAGTATCTCACGCATTGATATCCTCCAATCTCACAAGAATGCGGGGTTCGCAGCCGTAAAACTTTCGGACGACCGCCTCGCACACGCACTTATCATCGTCATAAGCCACGCCGTTCAGCGCGTCGCAGACAAGCTTTCCTATGTTATCCCAGTCTGGCTTTTTAGTCGGACGAATTTTGCCACTGAGCATATCAGCCCGGCGATATTTCGGAGTGCTTTTCGGAATACCCATCACTGCAATTATCGTGATTCTGATTTCCGAATCCTCCGGGAACTTACGTCCTCCCGCTTTGCGGTACGCCCACTGAATAAGCTGTTCATGCAGCTTCGTCTCCTTCGGAGTGTATGTAGTGCCGGAGACCCGGCTGTGCCTGGGTCTCTGTTTCCCGAACGGCTCGCCCGGAACCGTGAATTCAATCTGCATTCTGTCCCTCCTCCGAATACTGCTTTCTGAGTTCTTCCATCACGTCTGCCGGATCTATGCTGCTGTTCACCTCTGGAACTCCGTCGGCGATCAGCCACTCGGCTATTCTCGCGTAGGAGATACCTCCAGATATTCCTTTGCGCTGCTGCCAGTTCTGATATTTCTGCTCATACAAGGCAACAGCCTTCTCCCCGTATTTGCGCACAAGCTGTTCGCGGGTGGGGGAAGGGGCAGGCGGCGCAGCCGTCCTGCTTTCCTTTCCTTTATTTTCTTTTACTTTACTTTCCTTTGTGGAGTAATTCCCGGAATTATCGGAGTTTTTCCCGGAAAAATCGCCGTTTTTCTCGGAAAAACCGTCAACAGGGCGCACTTTAATAAACCCTAGCGTTTCAGCTTTTTCAAGCAGCCAGAGTTTCCCCTCAACAAAGATATCGCGTTTAGCGCCCTTGCGCGCTTCCTGATATCTATGCTGTACTGATTTAGCAGTGAGAACAGTGTCCGCCATAAAAAGTTTGCCATCAAACAGTGACCGTTTACAGAAGAATGCTATCATCTGCCTTGTCTTATCCACCGACATTCCTAAGTCGATGGCGGTGCAGTCGATGAATTCTTCATCAGCTGCGACATAGTATTTGTTGCGATAAATCTCGCACAAAAGGTAGATATAAAGTTCGACCCCGTCAGCGCCATACCTCGCACGCACCGAGCGTATCTTTGGGTCTGAGAAAAAATCCACATCAAAAGGAAAGTAGCTCAGTCCGTCGGACTTTGGTCGAGCCATCTTTTCCTCCTATTTGTCAGAACGGATAAGGATCGCCGCTGGCGCTGAAATCAGCCGCCGGAGCTTCCTGCGGAACGCTCGCCGGAGGTGCAGCCGGAGCAGTATCAGCAGCGGGGGTATTCCCGGACTTCTCGCCCGTAAAGCTTACGCGCTCGGCGTTTATCTCGTACCATGTTGACTGGTTCCCGGACTTGTCTGTGTACTGCCGGGTCTGCATTTCGCCCTCTACGAGTATCATACGCCCCTTGCCGAAGTACTTATTGACAAGCTCCCCGGTGGAGCGCCATGCCACCACGTTGAAAAAATCCGTCTTGCGTTCTTCGCCCTTCTGCAGGAACCGTCTGTCAACGGCTATCCGGAACGAGCAGATATTCGTGCCGTTCCGGATAGCCGTTTTCAGCTCCGGATCAGAGCAGATACGCCCCATCATTATCACTTTGTTGTACATTATCGTATCTCCTTTGACATTCCACGCTCTGACAGCCATTTTTCCGCCTTTGTAACAAGCTCGGGCGGCGCCGATGTGACATTGCAGATACACTTGTTCACCATCGCCCAGAATACGGTTTCATTATCTGGTATCGGCACTCCGTATTTCTGCATATATGCCTTTATCTTCGTTTCATCATACGAAAAAAGGGCCTTATTACGCTCTTTTACAAACTCCTCAAATGAGATATTACTGAAATTCGCCACAATTACACCTCCTCAATATCCACTTATATTATTTTCCGCCGCGCGGGACTGCAAATTACTGCAAATCTGCGGGGCTTTCCTCCAACTCGTCCGGCGAATCGCTGTCTACGATTATCTCAGGACCATCCGCAGGCTCACCGGGGATCTTTCCGGGCGCCGCCTCATCGGACAGAGCGCTGCTCATCTCAATGGACATGATCCCGTAGTGCGAGAGCAGATTCCGCAGCACTGTCTTGATAGCCATTTCATCGAAGTTGTCGCGCCATATTGCGCTCCCTTTCTGGAAAGCCTTGCTGTACTTCTTTACATGTTCAGTGAGCTTTTCGCGGCTCCAGTAGTAGGTCTTGCTGAATCCGTTCAGCGTTTCGATGTACGCGAAATATCCTATGATCTTATCAGATACGCGCTCACCGGATATATCTACCGCGCCGGTCAGCTTGTCCTCGCTTTTCAGCTCGCCTTCGTATACCTTTCCGGCGTTGATATAGCGATACTCGCCTGTCCTCATCGCAAGCTGTATGTATCCTTTGTAGCCGAGCTGGAACTGCGGCTTCGGAACACCGTGGTCCTTGTACGGAATGATGTAAGCGAATCCGAGCTGTTTCTCGACAGGGAGCTTGAGCGCCGCCGCTTTCAGCGCCTCCGCAAGCACTGCTCTGGGTTCGCACTGCTGAAGCAGCGTATCGCTGTTGAACAGATTCATTACAGACGCGGCGAAAGCTCCGGCGTTCTTGTCGAGCGTGCTTTTGAGGGTCTGCTGAATCGCTCCGTTGTTCAGCAGGCTGTTGAGCATCTGTGCCGGAGTAGCCTTTGCTGGGGCTTCCTGCGGCTTTGTCTGAGCCGCGGCGGCGATAACGCCGTTTGTGTTGGTCGTAGTGGTCATGATCCTTTCCTTTCCGATATCTTGAATATCATCGCTTTGGTTTCCTTAAGGTATTCTGAGTAGATGTCCGGGCGCTCTGCCTTGAGGCGCTTGCTGTCTACAGTAGATCGGCTCTGCGGCTTGTATGAGATGTGCCAGTCAACTGTCAGGCCATCTGTATTGCCATCGAGAGCTGTCTGGAGCTTCTGTTTGAGAGCCTTTTCCCGGGTTTCGAGTTCCTTTTTCTGAGCCATCACGGCTGCAAGCTCGGCAGCGGCGTCGTTCTGCTCAAACATAGCGATAGCGTTGTCCTGCCAGTCAGGGCACAGAGCTTTCAGAGTGCGTTCGGCGCTTTCGGAGCCGTCCGGTTCAGGGCGGATATCCGGTTTTATGCAGTCGTTCCAGAATGCTATTTCGGATCTCAGCAGCGCCGCGCACTCGCTATCGTTCCGCTCGATGGTGAACCAACGGAACCTTTGCCCGCCGATGAGTACCGCAAGATACATGCGGTCGTACCCCATGACGTTCATGTAATGGCAGCACTGGCAGTAATAGTACAGCGGGATCTCGCCGCTGTCGAAATCAGCTTTGGCGAACGCTGATGTTGTCTTGCACTCCAGTCCGGCATTCTCGCCAATGATCTCACGGTCGACGTTCGCAGTTATGAAGTCGTATTCGTCGTGCTGGAATATGTAGTTGCGGCGGCGAACCTTCTTTCCGGCAGCCTCGCAGAAGCGCTCTGCAACGTACTGCTCAAGCTCGCGCCCGGTGCGCATTGCCTCGTTGTCCTCGGTTTCCGGCATGCGCCCGGTCTTGTCCGCCCAGAGCTCGATCTTCGAGCGGTACGGGGTCAGCCCCATTACGACCGCCGCGTCAGAGCCTCCGAGCCCTGTCCTGCGGTATTCCAGCCATTCCTCGCGGGTGATGTCTGTGGTTTTTACTAGCTTTCTAGGCATTACTGTTCCTCCTCTGGTTCGTCGGCGCTGTCCCATGCTTCCTCACAGAAGCAGTCGTAGCAAAGCTGCTTCCCGTCAAGGAGCCTCAGCTCGTCCCGGTCGTATTCTCGCTCGCACTCGTCGCAGTACCACACCGGCACATTTCTGTTCGGGCAGGAACTGCCCATACACGGCGCCCCATCAGGGCAGCCTACGCAATGATCTTCGATTCTTAGCATGTTACTTCTCCTTTATGGTCGATAAAATGTCCTGGAGTATCTTCTCGCGCTCCTCCGGCGATTTCTCGCCGGCGTCTGTGAAATGGGTCATGATTTATTCCTCCATACATAGTCCAAAAATCCCGGGAGCATGGTCTGCTCATATTCGGCGACCTCGTCCTCCCACTTTACGCCGATATAGTCGAGGACTTTTCCCCAGCCAACGGTGTACATCCAGTAATACCACTCACCGTAATTTGCTTTGCGGAGCCTGTCGAAGCGGTGCGGTCGCTTTTCAAGCTGGATTCCGAAACCGCACATCGAGCAGCCTGTCCGCTGCGCCTTTGTGGTGTAGTACTCGCCCTTTGCGTTGCGTTCTATCGTGCCGTATATCTCCGGAACGGGAACGTTCAGTTCCAGCGCAAGCCTGAGTAAGTCCTGCCGGGAAAACGGCGCAAACGGAGCGCTCCGGATAGTGGTTTTCCCGTAGTAATTACAGCCGTGCAGCATGAGCGCTTTCTGCCGCCGCCCGCCCTCGCTCGCCATAAGCCCGAGATAGGGATAGCTGTTGTGAGATTTAGCCCAGTCGTCGCAGGGTTTCTCTTTTAGGTAGTAGCAGCACTTCGCGGACACCTTGAAATCCGGCTTGCCGTAGTTCACGCCCTCGTTTTCGTTCTCGTAGCCGCCGAACAGCTTCAGCCAGCGCTGTGAGAGTTTCATGCGTCTTTCTGCCAGCCGCCGTATTCTCCGGTTTCTCCGGTGATGATAGCGTGGCGGACGGTCTTGTTATCCTCTGTCGGGTTCTGCAAAAGCTCGATTTTCGTGGCTATCTCCTTTGAGAGAATCGGGAAGCCGAACTCCTTGATAACAGCCACCTTGCTCTTGATGGGCTTCACGTCCTCAATACCAAGCTGCTTATGTACCGCCTGCACCGATTTGTCCTCGAGAATGCTCGCGGATATCCCCGGCACATCGAGGTGGCAGTAGTCCCGAATGAAGATAAACAGCGTTATGCTGTCCAGCCCTCCTACTGAAACGTGAACGTTCGCGTTCCGGACATCGCACATCTCGTGGTAGTATTCAAGGACGCGCTGCTTTGCGGCTGTCTTCTTAGCCTCGTAGGGGAGCGCCTGCTTCTGGAGAAATGCCGCTACGTTTTCCCGCGCGTTCTGCTCCTCCATCTGCTCGTATACGTTTTTCACTTGACTTTTCCTTTCGCTCATGATATAATGAGCATGTAATACTTTGTTTTGCCGCTTCCCGAGTGCCAACTCAGGAGCGGTTTTTCTTTTCCCATGAAATAACCGTCTGTGGTGCGCAGCCGAACCCGCGCTTTATATTCCGGAGCGAAAGTCCCTCGCGGTGTGCTTTGAGAATCTCCTCGCGGATATCTTCGGGGTAGACGTGCGCACCGTATCTCCTTACAGGCACGTCTGTTTCGCTGACCCACTTGCGGACTATGCCGTGCGAGCAGCCTATAGCCTTAGCGCATGTCCTCAGGCTGTTTCCTCTGCGGTACAGCTCGACCGCTGTGTCTCTTTGCTCTGGCGTGTACATTGCTTGTCCTCCTTTCTACGAGGAATGCTCCCTTGAACGACCACACCATGATAATGCAAGTGATTGCAACTGCTATGTCCATGCCGTTCATGGAGTAGCTCCAGCCGTTCGCGGTAGATACGAGCCAACGCAGGTGGAAACCCACCAGGGCGGCTATCGCGTAGGGTATGTATTTCTTCACGCCTCGCACCTCCCAGCCCACTGCTCCGCCATTGCCCGGGCGATTCCCGGAAATGTTTTGGAACGGACTTTCGGATCCCTGAACCCCATGCCGTTTTTCTTGCGCGGATTTCCGTGAGCGTCTTTGCTCCCTGCCGATACCCAAGGGGTTATGTCCTCTGTCACTATTGCTGTTGGCACCAGTGGGGACAGCCCCCTTAACCACAAGCATGTTTTCTTGCTGTACGGGTGTCCGTGCTCATACGGTTGGATTATCTGCGTGTACTTCGGCAGACAGTAGATTGAGGACGGTATAGGGTTTTCGACCGCGACCATCGGGACATCGGCATTCAAAAATTTCAGGAAGAAATCTTTTGCCATAAGTCCCTTTTTAAGCCGCTCGCACTCGGCATACGACTTCCCGTCGATACGCTTAAACAGCCGCACGGCTCCAGCGTTGCTGAGGTATGTACACGGTGGATGCGCGATAAGCATGTCCCATCTGCCGGGGATTTCGTGCCGAACCCCGTCGCAGGTCGCAAAGCTGCACCGCCCGTTGATGAGCGGAAGGACATCTCCCTTGATGTGCCATTCCGGGTGTCCACCAGAACAGTCCTGGATATCGGCGCTGTATGCTTCGTGTCCGAGCCGGCGCATTTCTTTACATACCGCCTGGGATTCCTCGCAAGCTATTAGTATCTTCATCTCTGATTCCTCTCTGTCCGGCTCTTTAAAAGACACCGGAGATTGTCGTAGTGATTTTTACTCGAGGCTTTCGCCGCGAGAATCGCCCCGCGCTCGTTCTGCGTAAGGCTTCCCGAATCCACGGATTCCGCTAGCAGCGCTTCCGTGAACTCCATCGCAACGCCGACCCAGCGGAGCAGTTCGGCGCCGTCATTGGTGCTCAGCATTTTGCAGAACTCGGTGTTCAGCTCTGCGAGCTTCTTGCTTAATTCAAATGTTGTCAGCATGGGTCCCTCCGTTTATCTCTTCGATGTCAGCCGCGATCTCGGCTATCAGGTCGATTCTTTCCTGCTTGGTCATGTTGCCGCCGCCTCCAGCGCCCCGAGGCGCTTCATTATCTGGCCTTTGTCGTATATGTACTTCTTCAAACCTTGTTTCCCTCCTTCTCAAGAATCAGCACCATCTCGCCGTAGCTGACGTGCCTCTTTGTCGCAAGCGCTATGACCTGCGAAATAGTGAGCACGCCCTCCGGCTTTGCGCTCGGCTGTCTGCGCTTCGGGCGCTTCTTATAGAGCCGGTCGTACTCGCGGCAATGGTCGCACTTGGTGAACTTGTTGCTGGCTGAAAGCTGGATTTTGCAGTCAACGCACCTGTGCTCCGCCTTTAGCTTCGCGTAGCGTTCCGCGTAGGTCATGTTGTCTCCTCCCCTGCCACCCATTCCATGATGGATGTCTTATCGAATATCCAGCGCTTGCCGGTTTTCTTCGCCGGGATATCGCCCATCTTGCACCAGTAGAGGATAGTCCGGCGGCTGACATCAAAGAGTAGTGCCGCATAGTCAGCATTGAAAGTCACCGGAACCTTGTCCCAGGTGCAGGGCTTTCGCGGCTTTGTCCGCATTGTTTTTTACCTCCTTATCTGCTGTGAGCGACCAGTGCCGCTCCCTTGATCATGTAGTAGATTTCCTGCCTGATCTCGGGCGGGAGCCGCATGAGCATTCCGCAGGTCTTGAGCAGGTCTTCCGGCTTGTCCGTCATGGATTCGCAGATTTCGAGGAGCTGCTCCTTTGTAAGCTTCTTCTCTGACATATTGTTTCACCTCCTTGTTCGCCCGGGGTTGTGACCGGGCTCCCGCATTACCGGAGTGGGGCTTGCCCGCTCCGTCACTCTGCGTGTATCAAGATTCAATTTGCTTGAAGTAGTTGTATTCAAGTTCCTCATTGTCGCTGAGCACTCTGGCGGTTATATTAAACATGTGCATTGTGCTGAATAAAATGGCTTTGCTCCACATTGCTTTTGCTGTTTCCTTGGCCTCGTTCTGGGAGTCTGCTTCGATGTCTATTGCCCAGTGTTTACAGCCGTGCTTTTTTGTTATAAACTCCACTCTGTAAATATGTTTTTTCATTTTTTACCTCTCAAAATCGTTTTGTTAGTTTGAAACTCGTTTCGTTCGTTTCTGTATGTTATTATACACTCATATTGAGTATTTGTCAAGCAGTTTACACGAACAAAAATGAACAAAACGAGTTATATGTTTTTGTGTATTTTTTCACTTGAAATATACTCGAAACGAGTGTATAATATAATAAAAAAGGAGGTGAAGATTTTGAAACTTAAGGAACTCAGAAAAAACAAGGGAGTTTCGCAGGAGGAAGTAGCAAACGCACTCGGCGTATCATTCCGAGCTTATCAAAATTATGAATACGGACAGCGTGAACCGAATATTGAAATGCTCAACAAAATAGCTGATTATTTCGGTACATCAGTCGACTACCTTCTCGGTCGTGACACCAGCGAAAAACCAGTAATTGACCTTCTCGCCGCTCAGTTCGACATGAGTGCGCTGGAGCAGGAGATCATCAAAGGCTATCTCGATCTTCCGGAGAACATGCGCGACAACCTGATGGACTTCCTTGAAAGGGCAGTCCGAAAGGTTCAGTCAGGCATTCCGACGCCGATGATCGCCCGAAGCTCCGACGACCGGCCGCCCGGAGTCATGATGCTGACGCCGGAGCAGAAAAAGCGCCTGGACGAAGCTCCGGACGAAACGCAGAATCCCGACAATGACATCTGATAAAGCGCTATAATTCGACTGCCACAGGGTACAATATCCTGTGGAGGTGAATTATTATAGATTCCTATAAGCTTTATAAAGATGCACGCGACGCGTCGTGGAACTGCCTTATACGCACCGGAACGTCGGCAATGCCGGTTAAGGTGCTGAAAGTGGCGGCGTTCTATGGTATCAAAGTCGTGAAAAACAGCAGCATTCAGGTGCTGGACCCAAAAATCTCCGGCTGTACGCTGCTCGACAGCGCGGGGAACTGGCAGATAGTGTATCGAGATGAAGAAGTCCGGGGGCGCACGCGCTTCACGGTCGCTCATGAACTCGGGCATATCCTGCTCGGACATGAGCTGGCGCCGGACAAATCCGGACATTTTCGGACAGCTTCGGACAGGCGCGAACCTGCGGAGACCCAGGCGGACGAGTTCGCGGCGAGACTTCTCGCTCCTGCCTGCGTTCTCTGGGGACTGGAAGCCTACGAACCGGAGGAAATAGCCCGTATCTGCGATATCTCAGCGGAAGCCGCAGGGTACCGTGCCAAGCGCATGAAAGAGCTGCGAGGGCGCGGGAAGTTTCTCACATCGCCGCTGGAGCGGCAGGGGG